GCTGGCCACAGAACTATCAAGTATTCCTCTATTAGCAAGTGCATTTATATTTTTCCTGAAAAGCCCAGCAATTACGGGGCGATAATTACTAATCCAATTTTGAACGGCAAGGCTATTAAGTCTCGCAAGGCTGTTTAAAATATTTTGATTAGGTCTAGCATTTACGACATCACCAAGCAACGGGTTGAGGTTTGAGGTAAGAGAAGAGAAAAAACCGCTTGCTTTTTTATAGGCATCTCCAGTTAACCCGCTAAAACTCTTTGAAAAAGAGCGAGACATTCCTTTAGAAGAGGAGAAAGAAGAAGAAAGGTTTAAGTTTTTGGAGACTAGTTTATCCCAATTAGCTCCCGTTAAATCCATGTTTCCTCCAATTTAGGAAAGTTAAGCCTAGCAACATCAACGAATTCACCAGCTAATATTTTCTTCTTTGCCTGCCTATAAACATCTTTAACCCTCTGAACCCAAGCAACCCTAACTGCAATCTTAATTAACTGCTCCCAATGTTTTCGCTCTACCTCAGAGAAAGTGTTAAGAATTTCATCAAGGGTCGTCTGTTTATCTAAAAGCCGATTAGCATACATTCCGCACTTCTTATAAATCTCATCGCTTGTATAACTTGGGTTGATTAACAAAAGTGCAGCACCGTGATATTCTTTGTCTGCGACATCTGAGCGTTGCTTAACTTCTGGGTAATAACTTTCTATATAACGCTTTGTTATACTTGAAAGCAGTTTAATGGTGTCGTCAAGTCTTTTCTTTCTCTCTCTCTCATCTACCAGTCTTTTTTCCTCATCAGATAATTCCTCTACAACAAAACTATTACCATCTCTAAAAACCCTGATGTAGAGAGGGTTGATTGTTTTTATATTGTTTGTCTCGATGATTTCAGTATTCAAAGAAGCTCTGGGTCTTTTAGGAGATACCGCCAAAATCCTCAATGTTTCTTTGTCAATCTTAACAAACATCAGCCGAGCTCTCCTCTATTGTAGGTTAAACTAGCTTCACTTAAACTCCAAGAAGGAACGGATGCCCCCCAAGAATGAATTGTTGATGACCAAGTTTGAGGAACAACCGTAAAGTTAGCATCAGAAGTCGTTAGCGTTGCGTCTGAATATACAAAATCATACCCCCCAACAGTTGCAGTAAAAGTTCCCGACGGAATGGTTGATTCCAACCGAGCAACCATTCCCTTACAAACAGAATCATTTATTTCAGCGTTCACAAATAAAGTATCGTTTATAACAATACAACCTAAAACACTGGTTTCGACACCCGAATCCAAACCTTTCTCAGCTAGAACTCCAAAATCATTATCCATCTTCACAATAAAACCGACTTTATGACCGCTGGTATAACTACCGCATACAAATATATTGCCGTTGGCGTCTGTTGTTATACCAACAAAAATTGCTCCATCTTCGCTATCGATAGCTATTTGCTTTGCTGTGCCCAAATTGTTATCCATCTTCGCAATAAAGCCGACATTGTGGCTACCGTTATTGATTCTGCCACATACAAACACATTACCATCGGAATCTGTAGTAATACCTGTAAGATAGAGATTACTCCCGCTATCAATAGCTACCTGTTTAACCAAGCTCAAGTTGTTATCTAACTTTGCAATAGCCCCAATATCACGGTCATTATGCTCTATCCAGCCACATACAAACACATTACCATCGGAATCTATAGTAATATCAGTAAGATAGAGATTACTCCCGCTGTTAATAGTTCTTTTGTTGATTGAATTTAATTCATTATCCAACCTAGCTACATATGAGATGTAGCTAGAACCATCCTTTTTATAGCCGCACACAAAAACATTACCGTTAGAGTCTATAGTGATATCATAGCAAAAAATCCAGTTATCACCACTAGTCGCAATAGTTATCTGTTTAACCAGAGCCAAGCCATTGTCTAACTTGCCCACATAAATATCACTATCTGTATAGCCACACACAAATACATTACCGTTAGAGTCTATAGTAATACCTGTAAGATAGAGATTACTCCCGCTATCAATAGCTACCTGTTTAACCAAGCTCAAGTTGTTATCTAACTTTGCAACAAAACCAACATTGTGGTTGCCATTGTAGAAATAACCGCATACAAATACATTACAGGAATCTGTTTTTACGTCTCTAATAAAAACATTATTATCTTGGCTCAAAACTCCGATATATTCCTTAAAATCAAGAACAGTTTTACTTTCAGTTAGTTTGCTCTCAGCAATACCATCACTAGCTGTATAGGTAAAATTAACAGTCGTATCTTCCTTATAATCGGGAAAAGTTATATGAAAAATGCTAGAGTCGCTAGAATCCTGTTTTATTTCCACATTAGGGTCGTCGCAGGAAACAGAATAACTTAACGGGTCGCCATCAGGGTCGGAGGCATTAATTTTTACAGTATAGGATTTATTGTCATATAGAACATCGTCATTCCAACTAACGCTATTTATTGCTGGTGCTCGGTTAGCTGGGGTTGTAAAACTAATCGGCTCACTCCACAAAGAAGCGTGCCCCATAGACTTATAACGAACTCTAACATAGTAGGTAGTTGAAGGCTGAAGTCCCTTTCCTGAAACATCGAGAGAAGTTAAGTTAGTAGTATCGTCATAGCTTGAATAAACGACATTCGAAAAATCGGGTTGGTCTGAAATTTCCCAATCGCTAGCCTCGTGCTTACCATAAAACCTATCGGAAACTGCATAAGGGGAAGATTCTACCGTCCCCATAAAATCAGTAGCTCCATCGCTGGGTGAAACTATTTTGGGCCTTTTGATTGGGGAAAGGTTAGGATGAGCGTTTGTGTCGTGGTTATGAGCATAAATAACTGGGTCATTTACCCCATCGCTTTTAATAGTCCCATCAGGATTATGGGAAACCTCAAGAAAAGCCTTTAGGTTACTTGGAGTCCAATCAGGACTCACAACCTTATCAATTTTAACCGTTCCGTCTGGATTAATTGCGACCTTAAGCAAATCCTCAAGTTTTAAGTCCGTATATTCAAACTTAACTTTACTCGCAAGCGGATAGTGAAAGACCCCATCGTAGTCAAAGCTCTTAAAAAGCTCGTTAAAATTATCAATATACTGCTGATGTTCGGCATTGTGTTCATTTGCTTTTATAGTTTCCCCAGTCGTATATACAGTAAGCCTATTTATTTTCTTGCTCCCCATCAGGAGACCTCCAGAGAAAAGGAATCCAAAACAAACCTGTTCTTTGATGTGATGATAAAATAGATGTAGTCCCCACCTATTAGTTGCCTAAGAGGCTTAAAAAACACAGAAGGATTAGACCACTTATCTGAATCCCAAACAGCAATGCCATACCTCGCAACCTTAGGCAAACTTAGAACAGCAAGGTTATATCCTGTATTTCTCCTAAACACAGACAAAAGTATTTCGGCATTGTCAATCCCTGCACCATAAAGAGAAAATCTCTTTAGTAAAACCCTTCTAAAACCTCCAGAATTAATAACCTTTGTGCTCAGTTTGTAGTAAACATCTTTGCCGTTATCTGTGTTAACATCAGCAAACTTAAAGACCGCGTTCTCTCCCCCAAGATAAACTTCATTTTCAACAACTAACGCAGAGGTTATCTTTTCCTGAGAAGCTAAAGAAGTAAAAGCTTTTCTAGTAGGAGTAAAGGTAAATCCAGAATAACCAGCAAAACCGAAGATAACATTAGCAATCGGGATGGGAATAAGAATATAGTCGTTATCCTCTATTAAGAACTTCTGATTAATCTGTATAGGCTTTATGTCTCCGTATTCTACTATTGTTTTAAGACTGTAAAGCTGAGAGCCGTCCAGAAAATAAAGGTCTCCCAAAACGCTAACTATTTCCCTGTTTTTTGCCGAAACCCCTTTGGCTATCAAGCCAACAACAAAAGTTTCTTCAGAATTGCCAGACAGAGCATAGATTCCCCTATCCTTCCCTTCTTTAAAGACTATCAGCTTATCGTAGAGCTGGGCAATTGCTGAAATATCACTCTCATCCTTTGAGGCAACTTTAATAAACCCCCAGCGTGAGGGGTCTCTTATCTCCGAATAATAAAGACTATCGCCTTTAGCAAGCCAAATCCTCTCTTGTCTAAACTCTATAAAATCAGCTTTAACATCTAAAACATCTGAGCAAGAATAAATAATCCTAATCTCCGTTCCGTTATCAGGTGCAGTATCAAAGTTTAGATTAACAGCTCCAGTATCATAGGCAACAGTTCCAGACAAGAAAGTCCCAGAAATATTGCCCTCTCCGTCGTCAACAGCCTCATACTGCGTTCCCTGAATTGTGTATTTGACTTTTACGCTGTTAGGGCTAACTGGAACTTCAGAGGTGGAGTAAGCATACGATTTAGTAGTGCCGTTTCCAGTTCCGACTAGCTCGTCGTGGTAGAGAAAATCGTCAATAGTTCCAAAAGTAGAACCGTCCCAATACTTTAGCTTCCCTCCATCTGCAATCCAGAGCTTTCCGAGAGCAACCTGAAAATAGACATCTCTACCTTCGTGCTCTCCGATTTCTGATAAGGAAGAGCCGTCCCACTTATAGACCTTTCCATCCTTGCAGGCTACATAGAAATCGCCCTGAAACTTGGCGATTCCTACAACTTCGGCTGGAGTATCAAAGAGCTTAATAAAACCCGGTCTAGCGACAAGTCTACCAGTATTGGAGACATAAAAATTAACGCAGGACTGAAGCTCATTATCTCTAATAAGTGCTGGGTCTTGCGTATTATTAACCCCTCTCCAGTCTCCGAAAGTTATAACCCTTGCTCTCCTATACATTTAAGCCTCAAAGGGAAGATTAAGAGGTATCTTGGAAAAGCCGTATCTGCTTATAAGTCTTATTAGCTTCTGCTCAAAAAGTGCCGATAAGCTCTGCTCAACAGAAGTGTTAAACTCATTCCTGTTAAGTGCAAAAAAGGCAACCATTTCAATCAAAAGGTTATTAAAGTAAGGCGGGAGGACTAAGTCATCATCTAAGCTCTTATAGTGATGAGGATAGGCGTAATAAAGGAGAGTTAAGGGGCTAACTCCAGCTTCTATTTTATTTCCAATCAGCTTATAAGCCAATTCTCCCTGCTTTATCTGAGCTGATGGCGAAACGGGCTTTAGCTTTTTGTCTTTCCAAAAGACTCCATCCTCTACAACAAAATCATCAGGTAAGGAATCACCAGAATTAAGAGTAGCCGTTTTGAGAAATCGGCTGAACTGCTTGTTAATACAGGTATCGGCTATGTAATCCTGAACTCTATTTAGTATCCTTAAAAGCTCGTCATCGCTATATTCTATTTTCGCCGTATCGTTTATCATTTCCCTAACTTGAATTAAGACATCGGCTACTTTCACTTTAACCTCTTTAAGGTTTTAGCAAGGCTAGCCCTTTTGAGGAGTAAAGGAGTAACTTTTATTCTCTTCTTTTCTCCGTTAACGGTGTATTCTACGACGTCGCCTACTGCTGAGCTTAAAATCTTGTTCAGCAGGGCCATCGGTATCGGCTGATTCTCTGGTATCCCTAACTGCTTGTGAAGTGCTCCTTTCTTTATCCTTATCCTCTTGTTCCCCAATACTATCGTCTGATATTTCGCCATCTAATTCCTCCACAGGCTTAAAGCCGAGTTTAAGGAATTCGGAAACTAAAACTTCTGGGACATCTACGATTTCTTTACCCCTTGTGTTAACACCGCAGACCATGCTTGCAGAAGCTAGATATTCAGGCTTTTTCATAAGCATTACACATCCCCTTCAGAACAACGAAATTGCGGATTTTCCCTTAAGAACTTCCTTAAGGCGTTATCGTCGTTCATTATTTCAAAAAACTTCTCAGGAGGAAGAGACATTAGGACATCTAGAGGGATAGAAGCCACTTTACGGGCTGTTTTCTTTTTAGAAAAACCTTTCCCCATAACCTTTTTCTCTTCGTAGTTATCCTTTACTGCATCCGTATAGTCAACCTTTTTAGCAAGGCGGAGCTCTCCGCTCCGCCTATCAAACTCAAGCAGAAAAGCCTTAGTCCTCATACTAACCGTCCATGTTTATATAGTGCCACTTACCACCCACAAAGATATAAAGTCGCTTACCGGGAGTAGTAGAATTCGTGTCCTCAACGACCCTAATATCAAAGTCATGTGGAGGAGGGGGAGGGGGAACATAAGAAGCAAAACCTCCTCCAAAATCCCCTGAATCGTAAGCGATAAGCCCAGAAGCTACTGCATTAGGCTTGCTCTCCTTGCTATTCTGAAAAACTAAATTACTTCCCATTTTCTCCCTCTTTATCCGAGATTAATTATCCTTGCCTGAGCCTTCTCAGCCCTAACTTCAAGAGTTAGCTCCCCAACAACAACTTGTTCAAACCTATCGGCTGCTACTGGAATTTCTTTTTTCTTAAACGGCCTAAGATAAGCAACTTTTAGGTATTGTTTGTCTAGAACAAATAGGTCTGTATCGGGCATCCACCTATCAGCTACAACCCTAACCATCCCGAAGTCGCTTTCGTAAATATCTATTCTAGCAACTAGCTTATTCTCATCGGCCTCAATTGTTTTCATAGCACCAGCAGTAAAGCTGGAAATCTTCCTTTTGTTCTTACCAGAGACAACTACGACGTTGGGGTCTCCTCCAGCTTCCCAGCTCTTTTGAATAGCGTCGTTGAGCATATCCTCAGTAAGGGCACTATTTCCAGCGTCAATAACATTAGTAGAAACAAATGCTGGGATTCCTCCCATCTTTCTAGCAGTAGAGCTATCTCCCTCTACTGCTGAATTGTTCCTGATGATTGCATATTCAACGTCTCTACCTATCTCCTTGAGAGCCTTAGCCATCTGGTGAGCTAGCTCATCCTTAATACCAGCCTTGAGGACGGCCTGCTGGGTTTCAGAAACACCGTAGCCCTGAGCGAAAATCTGAGTCCAGTTTCCTTTTCTAACTCTAGGTTGAGGAGCTTCTACGGTATATTCTGAACCCTCAACAATAGCGTTATCTTTCGGTTTTCTGAGCTCTTCCTCAAGCCACTCGTGGTAGGTAGATTTAGCAGTAGTTCTACCAAACATAGAGTAAAGAGGAGTCTTATCTGGACTAATCATCGTAATAACATCGGATAAGTCCTCTCTATTTCCAACTGCTGTATAGGTTGTTTCGTAAGCCATCTTTTACCTCCTAAAGGAATTGTTTTAACATTTCTATTTTCTCCTCTTCAGGAGCGGTAGCAAAACGTCTTAAGTCAAACTGATTCTGAACCTGAGCTTGACCTTGACCTGAGGGCTCAACTTTTGGTGGCTGTGGTGCTTGTCTAGTTTGGGCCTGCGGTTGAACTTGAGGCTGAGACTGAGCCTTATTCAGGTTATACCATTCTCTTCTGCACTCATCCCAGAAAGATAGAACGGTGTCTAAGTCTCCAGTTTGAAGAGCGTTAACTATCTTCATAACCTCTTGAAAAGGCATCTGGGCCAACTTCTGCTGAGCGTAAACATCAATCTCCTCAAAGTGAGGCTCAGACTGTTTAACCTGAAGTATTTTATGTTGGACGGCCTGCTGGCTTGCTATCTGGCTCTGGATGTTCTGAAGAGCTAGATTGAACGCCGCTATGTGCTTGGGGTTAAACTCGTCAAACTCCTCCCCAAGCTCAGCTTCAACTATCCTCTTTGCTTGCTCAGTAATAACATCTAAGAAGTTCTGCTGTTGCTCAGACTGTGCCATTTGGCTTACAGCCTGAAATTTCTGGGCAAGCTCAGGGTGCTTTTGTGCTAAAGACACAAGCTCAGGGTCGTTCATAAACTCTTTAGCAAGCTCTGGATGGCTTAACGCCTTGTCCAGAAGCTTTTCAACGACTTTCCTTTCCTCTGCTAGAGCTTGTGTCTTACGGGTGTAATCAGCCTGCATTGACTTGTAGAAGGGCACAAGCTCAGGAGGAATGCGGTTAGGGTCTAGCCCACCAATCCCTAACTGCTCAATTTCCTCCTTTGTGTAATAGCGTTGCTCTTCCTGAGGCCCGTTCTGTTCGCTAGCCTCTCCAGCTTCGGGTTGCTCTCCGCCCTCGGAGAGTCCCAGAGCCTCATCAGACACCACTAAATTGCCGTCCTCGTCTAAAAACACTTCAGGCTTTTGTTCTACTTGCTCCGTTGTTTGTTCCTGCGTAGCGTTAGCGTCTTGGCTAACGGGTTGCTCCATCTGCTGGAGTCCCTGATTTTCCATAACTTTCCTCCTTACCTCTCTGTTTTATAAAGAGTTTTCGCTTATTTCAACCGTCGCTAGACGAATTTAACTCCTTCTTAAAGTGCTCCCTGAGCTCCTTTTCAGCCAATTTTCCGTTATTAATAACCCTGTTCAGGGCTGTTTCCAACCTCTGGAGGGCTCTGAGTTCCGAGAGTATCAGCTCCCACTTCTCCTTCGGACTCTCCAGCCACTCCTTGAATAGGGCCTCCTTGCATTCGTTGATAAGCTTCAAGAGCTCGTTCAAGCACGGCTCTAGGGCTTGCATCCTCTTGAATTGCTCCTGCAAGTGCTGGATTCTCTCCTCCAGCTTGCTGTAATACTCCAAGTTGGCCTCCTTGTTGCATTTGAGGTTCTGTTAATAGTTTATCAACGGCCTTAAATCCTAGAAGCTGGAAGTAGCGTTTAACTACTTCATAAAGGTTTTTAGGTGTAGCAAGACCTAACTGCATCAGTTGAGGATACATACTCATTATCTCTTTCAGGTTTTGAAGCATTTGCTCCTTAGCCCCTACACCTACTCCAGCCTCAATTACCAAATCAAACTCACCCTTAAGGTCATCTGGTCTAATAACTAATGGCTCATTTGTAAGCCTTATCACAGTAGCTTGGTCTATAAAACGCTGATTAAGTTCAACTAGGAAACGGAATAGGTCTTTTACTCCGGTTTCAGCGAAAATACGAGCAATAAGCTCAAGCCTTTGGTTGGCGGCCTGCATTATAAGCTGAATACCAGTAGCCGTTTTGTTCAACGACCTTGCGTCAAGCCCTTGATTGTAGCGGGTTATCCCAGTCCTGTTTTCCTTTATACCTTCCCAATATTCAAGGAAGTTATAAGTCCAGGGGGCTAAAGGCCTAACAGGGAAAGGCTGTATTGCCTGCTGAGGATTACCGTCAACCCTGATATAGGAAGACCCACTTGAAAGGTCGTTAAGGTCAACTTTACTCCCATCTACAAAAACCTTCGGGTCGTTGTTGAGACCTATATTGACAATTATTTGCCTTATGATGGCCGTCTTAATATCTTGAACATCCTTAAGAACATCACCAAAACCTTTGCCCCAAATCTGGTAAGGCTCAAGGATTGGCGTTAAAACAAAGAACGGAGGGCGTTTGTAGATGTTCTCAACTACCCTCAGAATCTTATTTCCTACGACCGTTACGATTACATCTTCTAAAAGCCCGTCGCCGTTGATATCGTATTTCGTATAGCACTCATAAAGAGTAAAGTTACGCCTTGCATCGTCGGGTTGATTTACCATAAAATTCTTACTAGGCATTAAGGAAGGGTCAACTGAGGAAATAAAACTAGCTCCATTATCGCCTTCCTCTAGAAGCTCCCTAACTTTTTGCTCATCATACCAGCCGTCTTTTGCTCTTCTAAGTAAGTAATCAGCAGTAACAAGTTTTCTGTGAGCCACAAACGGGCTTTCTTCTATTCGCTTAGCATTCGGGTTAAAGATAAACTCAGAAGCGGGAATATTTTCAAGGATGGGCTGGTTCTTTGATAAGAGCTTGACCTTGAAGGTCAAGTCAATCATTCCGTTTTCAAGGGTTTTAGCCTCAATAATCTCAATGGCCGGGTCGTCTTTGGCCGCTAAATACTCGTCAATTCCAACAACTTGATTGAACTTCCTTTCCTCAAACTCCCTCACCCAGTAGGCCTTGATGATGCCCAGCCCTGTAATAAGTGCGTCCTTAAACCAGCGGTAGAAAATCATAAAGCCGGGATTTTGCCTCTGGATTTGCCAATTGATAAGTTTCTGCATTATTTCAGCCGACCTATCATCCTCAACTGTTCTACCCTTTACAACTATTACATCCTGCCCGCCGAAAAAGATTCGCATCAGGCTAGGCATAGCCCACTCAATTTGGTCTGCGACATCGGTAGAGGTAAAGGAGTTGAGCTCAGCTAACTTCGGAAATTTCTTAGCGTAGTAATCCGGGTCTGCGTTATAAAGCTGATAGCGTTCTTTTACCTTCGGCTCTATCTGAGACTGATAAAAACTCTCAGCATTCTGTATATCCTGCTGAACCTTACTTAAAAGCTCATCAGTGTTTACCTGCACGCTCCTTTACCTCCCTGAGAATGAGTAAAAACGCAACTGCAAAGCAAATAATGGCGAATCCTCCAAAGACACCCGATGCAAAACAATGAGACTTTAAGAGATTTGATATAATAGCGTTGACAATTCCTAAGCCTGCACTACCTAGTAAAACCTTTTCCTCAGCTGTAAATTTCATTTCTAACCTCCTAAACTGGACTCCATTTCAGCGTCGGAGCTACCTCTACCCTGCGTGGTGCAGGGGGTTTGGCTATTTGCTCCTGATAAGCAAGGGCGTCAATCAGGTCGTCGTGCTTACCTCTCGGAAAAGTGAGAAGCTCCGTTTCCATCTCATCCAGCCAATCGGCTAGGTCTGGGAAGTAGATAAGCCCTTGCTGGAATCTAGGCTGAAGTGCTTTAATTCTAATCTCTTTCTGTTTTGAGGCCTTTAGCTCTTCAATGTTGAAAAAGATGTTACGACGACGCATTTCTTTCTCAAGGAAATGCTGAAATGCCGCCTGATATTGGACTTTTTCTATTCCAACCAATACAGGACGGTATTTCTGAACGGCCCAGAATAGCTTTTCCATCGTCGTAGAGGGGTCAAAACGACCGTAAATCACATCAAGCACATACCAACGGTTGTTCTCATCCACAGCAACGACACAGATGGCTGTATAGTCTGCTGTTTCCTTTTCAGATATCGCAAGGTCAACCGTGATATAGACCCTGCAACTCTGGGCTAATTTCTGTTTTTCATTCGGCGAATAGTAGCGAAACCACTCACGCCTGAACACCTGATTTTCGGCCGCAATACTTTGGCATAGACGCTCTCTATACCAAATTTCAAGTTTTCCAGCCTTACGGTAGGCCTCTTTTTCCTTTAACAGGTAGTCCAGCGAGAATTTTTCAGGCCAAGTTGGATTTCCAACCTCGTCAAGAGCGGGTATTCTCATCGTTTTAAAGCCTAGCTCTTTAGAGTGTTCAAAGACTCTCTCAATCAAGCACTTTTCGCCGAGATTATTACCTATCATAAAAATCCTTGAGTTCTTACCTAACGGCTTAACATCACTTAAAAACCAGTCCCAGTCCTTCTCTAAAATAGTTGGGCTCTGAGCGTCCTCAAAGTCTTGGACGTCATCCATAATAACGATATCAGGCCTGCGACCGTTCCAGTTTATACCTCTTAGCGTAGCACCTTTTCCGTAGGCCTCAATCCTAACTCTACAATTCTCCCAGTCGTGCAGTTCTACCTCGTAAGCCTCAGCTGATTGCTCAACTACCTGCTTGGTATTGAGCTGAAAGAGGGGGTCGGACTGGTGAATAGCAGCGATTTCCTTTAGCTTCTTTGAAGCGTTGCGTTGATTTCGCAAGACTAAAACGATATACTGCTCAGCTTGTGAGGGAAACATCAAGCGATAAAGAGGGAAAGCTTTTGAGACATATTCGCTTTTAGCACTTTCCCTGAAGGCCTCAATTGCAAAGTTTTCCTTGCCGTGCAGGAGAATATCAGAAATTTGATAGTGAAAATCGGCGGGCTTTACCCAGTTCTGGGTATCAGCAAGCAACAAATAATAAAAAGCGGGCAAAGAACTCCTAGCCCGCCTAAGCACTTCTACATAGAGATTTTCAATATCTACCTTTTTTCTACGCCTTCTCAATCAATCTCCCTAACTTACTCACTATAACAAATCAATATTTGTTATAGCCTACTCAAGCCCTTGCTCTTCAAGGCGTTTCTTAACTTCAAGCAGGCGATTTTGAACATTCAAATCAAGCCCGCCCGAGAGCTCTAGCTTTTCCGCTAGCTCTCCCCTCATCTTAAAAAATAGCTCTATTGCTCGTGTATTTCCTTTTCTTGCTTTTTCTATTAGTGCTCTCATTACATCAGAGTAGTATTTAGCTGATGCCTTTCTAACTAACTGAGCTCTGAGCTCGTAAAAATCAGCAGAACCTATCTCAGCAATTCTTTTTCTGATGTAATTGTAGTTAAGCCCTGCTTTCTCGCAAGCTTGAAGCAGGTTAAGCTCCCAATTCTCGGGCTCACACCATACCAAGAGCAACTTCTGAAGTTTTTTAGGTAGCCTTTCAAACTCAAGCATTCCGTTACCCTCTCGCTACTCACTCTAACGACTGTTTTTCACTTTTTCAACCGTCTCCAAGCGAACTAATCCATTCCTTGAGCTCTCTAGGGTCAAATCGCCATTTACCGTCGGGCAACTTCTTAGCAGGAATTACCCCCGCTTCAGCCAACCTCTGAACATATCTTTCCCCAACATTGAGCACAAAAGCCACCTCCACAGGTCTCATCAACCGTGAAAAACAAACTTCCGTTTCTAGACTCTCTATGTCCTCCCTCTCTCGTTCACCGATTCGCCCTCTATTCCCTTTTTCTCTCCTCTCTAATACCATCGCACCCCCAAATCGGATTTGAGCGAATATATCAACGCTGGAGTGTTATTCCGATTTTATGGTAAATTTCCGACGGCCGAACTCGGCAATCAGCACGGCTTCCGCCCGTCCATCCTTCTTTTTTATATCAGCGTGAGGAAAAAGGGAAAGTGCTTTTTGAATGGAAAAGAGTTTGCGTTCTTTTTTGTTGAGCTTCCCAGGGTAGTGGAACTCCTTTTGCCAAGTCCGGGGTGGAACTTCCTCTAACGGTATTTCAAGAGCAATAAGGGAGCCTAATAACTCTCCGTAGTGTCTCATCAACCGTGAAGTTGAGACAACACCTTGTTTCGGAAAGGGTTGCTGTTTCTCTATAAAGACACGCAAGATTTTATTCCTTCTCTCTTTTATTAATTTTACAAACTCAAAAAGCGAAGGCATATCAAAAAGCTCAAGACTTGAAGCGTCTAGCGACAAAAAGCTGATTGCTCCTTTTTTTCCAGGGTCTATTCCAACTATCAGCTTTTCCATTGTTTCCTCCAGCTCAATTATTTTACACTAGTTAAATCAGAAATGCAAGTTTCTTTTACTCTCAATTATTCTCTCTAAATAACTCTTACTTAAATCTCTCTCTTTTAAATAGAGAAAGGCGAAGCGCTATAAAAAGCGCTTCGCCTTTCTTAAAGAATTTATAAGGGCGTGGAGGTTTTGTGAGAAAAGGGCTCGGAAGGTGGGTTTTGTTTTCGTTAAATAGATTTTTGGTATCGTAAAAAAGAAGTCTGATATAGTGAACGGTGGTCTAACTATCGTAAAAAAGAAGTCTGATATAGTAAACGATAACTTAACTATAGCGAATTGCTTTTTCCTTTTCATTATATATAATTAAGGAAAACAACTTTTAAAGGAGGTGCAGGATGTATACAGCAACCTTTTTAGCCGATGTCCCTCTTTGTCGTGCGACACTCTCAAAAGGCAAGAGAGTGCTAAAAGACTACGAGGTGAGACACACGGTTTCACCGCTCACTTACAAGCTCATCCTTGCGTCGTGGCAAGACAAGAGAATTACTAGTAGCCTTGTTTCCCAACTTACAAAAGCTCCGACTAGCCTAGTTTTCAGAAAACTAGAGGAAGAGCTTAGGTTAGTTTCTCTCTCAGAGAGAAAAGAGAAAGAAAGTCCCTTCCTCCAGGTTTTTGAAGTAAGCGAAATAAAGCCATTTGGCCGGGAAAGACGCATAGATTACGAGTTAAAGAACTTCAAAGAGCTCTTTGAGGATGGCCGTCGCTGTAAATTTTCTATTGAGGAACTACGGGCGTGTGGAAGCAATACGCCCGTAGATTTGTTAGTGTTGCTACTTTCAAAGCGTCCACAGAAAAAAAATTATAGCGAATTCCTTGCTATGTATCTACTTGGTATCCCGCTTGTTTTCCTAGATGAGCTTGAGAAGGAAGGGTTAGCTTTTTCTTATGTCCAGCGAATCAACCGGGCTCGTGAACGGGTTTTGAAGGCCTGCAAGCTATTGAATCTCAGTGTCTCCTACGAGCTCACCCGCATTCCAGTCGGCCGTTATACAGCCCGTTGGTTTAAAGTTTTAGAGTTTAAATAAGCCTTGAGACACAAGACTTTAACGCTTTTCGTTCTTTAAAAGTTGAATAAGGGGGTTGACAAAGGAGGAGGGAGGGAATATCATTAGTGATAGAAAAACGATTAAGGAGGTGTGAGATGGTAAAAAAGATTGAAAGAATTTTGAAAAAATTAAACGAGGTAGGGTTAAAGTCGTTTTGCGTCAATGACGAAAATGACAAGTATTACATAGATTGGTCTAGCTCCCCTCTCCGTATAGAGGTGAGCGAATTAGACGAATACGAAGACCCCTCTTGGCCCATTTGGGGTCAGGAACTCAGGGAGGAGAATGGAAAACTCCTCCTTGAGGAAGGTCGCCCGTCTCTAGACGGTTCTTTCGGGAGGGTTGAAGAGGGAGTAAAAAACTGAAAAGGAGGTGCGAGATGAGAAGGTTTAGCGAGGAAGTAAGCTGGAGGAAAATATACCCTCTTTTAAAAGAACTTGAGGGAAAAGATATCTCCTCCTTTTGGGGCTGGTATAGAGGAGGAGATTTCCCAGTCTCTTATACAATCAGGAAAGTAAGATATAACAAAATAATCGTTAGATGCAAACAAGGTGGGAGAGTTTGGGACTTAGCACTAAAGCCATCCAAATTTCTAGAAAGAATAGATTGGGATATTGCTAGGTTTGAGCTGAATTTTTAGAGGGCTTCAGCCTTCTTTTTGCTAAAAGCCCCTTTAAGGGGCTTTTTTTTATGCCCTCGTTTTTGGGGGCATTATAATTTCACTTACTCCACCTCAAGCCGAAGGAGGTAAAAAATGAACCTTGAACAGGCCGTAGAGATTTTTCAGAAGAGGTTTCTAGACCATAATTTCAATTGGCGTTTTTATCCCACAAGAGCGATGGGCTTATGTCCGTTTCACGACGATACCCGCCCGTCGTTTAACATCTACGAGATGGACGGGCGATTTTACTATAAGTGCTTTGCCTGCGGGAAATCCGGGATGGTTGGTAAAAGCGGGGGAGAAGTCCCCCGTGGTTTAAAGGAGGTGCGAGATTGGTTACGGATTGCGTGCCAATCCGCACTTAATAATTATAAGTCAACAGCTTTGATTGTCAAGATAGGCAAGCCAAACCTTGAGGATGCCATCAAGTTCTACCGAATCGGCCTCATCACGCAAGACCTGATTTCACTTACTCCACCTCAACTTAAAAAACTGTTTGACGAGAAGCTGGGAGGGTTAGAAAAGTATCTAGGCTGGTTTGTTTTTCCTTACTTCAGCCTTACAGGACATTTGGTAGCACTTAAGCTTAGAAATGTAGAGGAAAATTCCCGCTCTTCTAGAGTGCTGAAGCTGGTTAAAAAGCCCGTTCCTTGCTATTTCGGAGGAATGGGATTCCTCAAGGACTTCATTAAACAGCAGGACGGCTGGGTTTACCCCTGCGTGATAACCGAAGGGGAAACGGACGCTATCTCTGTTTATGCTGATAGCTCAATCCCAGCCCTAGCAGTTGGCTCAGCATCAAATTACCGATTTCTCCTAAAAGAAAGACTAAGCCAATACAACTATTTCCCCCTAATCTTTCCTGATTTTGACCAGCCTTCTTTAAAAAGTCCCGGTGCAGGGATTGAGGCTCTCTTCAAGTTAGAAGAGCTCAGAAGGAAAGAACAAGTAAAAGAGAAAATCTACTGCTTGGTTTCCCGTGAGGTTTACGGTGGTGGTAAGGATGTAAACGACGCCATAAGGAGCGGGATTAGGGTTCAGGATATTCTCAAGGAAGGAAGGATAGAGGAGCTCTCTACTGCAGTTCAGGACTTCAAAGAGGAATGGACGGCGTATAAGAGGGAGAGATATAGGAAAGTCGCCGATAAGCTCAAAGAGGAGCTTCCAGCCCTAGCTCCTGTTTACCCAGACTTTTTAGGCCTTGAGGAAACGCCTTATGAGGTTAACGCAAGAGACTTATTACAGATGCAGGTTATACAGGAAGAGGCTATTTTAAGCAGGTTTCCCGTTCGGAAAATTAGCGTTATATCGGCTTTTGGAGGTATAGGAAAAACAACTTGGGCGATGATAACAGCACTTAGAATAGCAAGAGATGAGGGACTTAAGTGCCTTCTCTGGACTACTGAGCACGACGAGAACAGCTTAGCTGAGAGACTAAGAGTAGTTGTAGCACTAAAAGAGTTCTGGGAAGAGAAAGGGTTGGAGCTGGTGAGCTTCAGAATAAACAGGCCTGAGCCTTTTATAACCCTTGACGGCAAGGAGCTTAATAAAAAAGCATTCTTTGAGCTGGAAGAGCTCCTTGAAAAATACGATGTGCTTTTTCTTGACCCTCTCCTCTCTTTCGTTGGCGGAGAGGAGAACGACAACACCATCATTAGGCAAGTCTTTGATGCGATCCACGAGATACTTAAAAAAGAGAAATTTCAAGGCAAGCGAAAAGCTGTTATTTTCCTGCACCACTTTAACAAATATGCCTTGAGGGACGCTAAGATAACAGAAAAGGACATACAAGAGGAGAAAGACGGACAAATTTACCTGAAAATGGAAGCCGTGCAGAAGTTAGAGGCTTCCGTGAGGGGTGCTTCAGCTATAACCGATAGTGCCCGATATGTAGAGGCGTTAATAAAAACAGATACCGCCCGCTACTGCGTTACCATAAAAACAAACGAGAGAACAAGGAAAATGGGCTACGGGGAGAGAATCCCTGAACTCCCAAAAGTTGACTACGATTCCCAGCCGATAGAAGAGCCTCAAACCGAAGCCGAAACCGATTATGAGGATTTTGAGAGCTTTGACTTTTAGAAGGAAAAGAGAGCTGGGATAAATTCCCAGCTCTCTAAAACTAGGAAGAGGAGGGAAGGACTTGGTTATTTATTTTATCACATTTTTGATTCTTTTCCCAGTCTTCTATCCCTACTTCTCCATTGGTTGCTTTATATATCTTCATTATGTAATTAGCACGAGGTCTAAATCTCCCGGTAATCCAGCGGTAAATATTCACCTCTGGAATTCCTGTTCTTTTTGCAAACTCCTTAGCTGTTATTCCTTCTTTCTTGAGCCATTCTCTAAGCGTCATTTTCTCCTCCTTACTTTGTTTTCTTTTAATTTATTTCTTGCTATCACTATTGACAACCTAGCAGATATGATATATATTACAAAGTAAGCTAAAGTTCTTTGACAGCAGAATAAGGAGACCAGAGGGAGTAGGGTTAAGAGCCCGAAGCCCAGCAGGTTTATCCTGCGAGGGTTAGCAAGCCCTCCGTAAGTGGTCGCCTCTGGTTGTGAAGAAAAAATATAAGGGAGTTGTTATGGCTAAGACCAAAATTGACTGGTGCGATGCGGTTTGGAATCCCGCTTGGGGTTGTCTCCATAACTGCTCTTTCTGCTATGCTAAGCGGTTTGCAGGTAGGTTCTACGAGAAAGTAGCAAAGAAAAACAACCTTTCCCCCGAAGAGACGGAGAAGCTCCGTGATTTTGAACCAATCTTCCTACCTGTAAACTACAGCAGGAAGTTTGGGAAACGAGAAAAGATAATTTTTGTCAACTCAATGTCCGACCCTGCTTTTTGGGAACAGGAGTGGATAGACAGGATTTTTGAGAGGATAGCAAGAGAGAGAAACAGGGTTTTTCTCTTTCTAACAAAAAATCCTACAAGCTACAGGAAGTTTCCTGTTCCTCTTTCTTCTAATGTGTGGTTGGGGATAAGTGCTACTGATACCGTTTCTTTGGTAGAAAAAGCGAAGAAGCTTTTTGGGAGATATGATACTCCTCCTACTTGGAATCTTTTTGTCTCTCTTGAACCTATTCACGAAAACATTGTTACTCCTAGGGTTGTTCCGTTTCTTAAAAAGTTTGGATGGATAATCGTGGGTCCTGAAACTGGGAGCTTAAAAAGGGAGCTCCGGGAGAGTTACTCACAGAACCTCAAAAAATGGGTAAACAATTTGAAAGACTTCTGTTCCCACTTTGGAATTCCGCTTTTTACCAAGGAAGCGTGTGTAAGCTACGGAGTGAAGCTCCAGCAAGAATTCCCGCTGATGTAAAGTAGAAAATCTGAAGGAGGTGTGGGATGGAGAAGAAGATTGAAGAGTTAAGAGAACTACTAAAAACATATAACGGAGCATTTAGTCGCAACCTATTCGGAGAAGTGATAATCCATATTGGCTATGACGAAAAAGAAGAAAAGGGCTTCATTGAGGGAAGTGTATATCATGCGAGGATATTAGGCAAGTTTGACTTTAAAAATTCTCATTTTTTTGTAGAGTCTTCAACGATGGATGATACTAGAGAGTTTTACGGAGAAAAGGCGATAAATAAAGGGATAGGAATAATCAACTTCTGGAAGGAGAGTTACGGCTATCTCTGGGAAGAGGCGATAAAAAACTTAAAGGAGGTGCGGGATGAGTGTTGAATTCTTAGGAAACTATGAGTTACCGGGAGTAGATTGCCTTCCACCTTTTGAGCTAAAATGGAAAGACGGCTCAATGAATTTAGAGGTTGAAGAGCTAACAATCAAGTTTGGATTGAGGAAGATTTACTTAAAAGAAGACAAGATAATCGTTGAGGCATTCAGAAAGAAGTTTATTATCAAAGGCGGTTCAATAACTACTTGTGATAAGTCCGAACCAGAAGATATTAACGACATTGAATTTTAAGGAGGTGTGAGATGTGGGTTGAGACTTATAGGGGGACTATGATTAACGCTAAAACGATAGAGGCCGTTTGGGTAGGAAAGAAAGACTCTCGTGATGCAGTTATAGTGCGAACTATATCGGGGAATGTTTATTTTGTTGACCTCTTTAACTCTAAGAATGAGGCGGAAGAAGCAAAGGCTAGGCTATGTGAACAACTATTGGTATTAGAGGTTCAGAATGAACTTTGAATTTATACTCAAGACTGAGGAGAAAGCCTTAGCCAAGAGAGAAGCCGAAATGGAGCTAGGTAAGGCTAAAGCCCATCTTAAGGGTCTAAAAGAAAGTTTAGAATTATTAGGATTTGGTTTTTCAGCCCAAGAGGTTCAGGAAATTATAAGCAAACTAGAGGAAATAAGGAGGAGGTTATGAGAGTAAAGAAGCTAGACCCGCGAGCGAAACTTCCGACCTTAGCTTATGAAAGGGCGTTAGGCTACGACCTTTATGCTCTTGAAGATGTAGAAGTTCCCGCCATTAGCGAAGATGGCGGGATAGGGATGACAAAGGTGAGGACGGGGATTGCCATTGAGCTCCCGCCAATGTGGGGAGCTTTTATTAAAGATAGGTCGTCAATCGCTACTAAGCGTAGGTTGGTTTGTATCGCTGGGGTAATTGACCCCGATTATAGAGGGGAAATAATCGTTTGCCTTGAGAATCATTCGGGTAGGGTTCAGAAAATCAAGGCTGGAGAGAAAATAGCCCAATTAGTTCCTATCCCTGTTTTAGGTGCTCCAGTAGTAGAGGCTGAGGAATTATCGGAGACCAAAAGAGGAGCTAACGGCTTTGGAAGTTCTAATAAGGGAGGTGAATAATGGAAGTTAAGACTATTGAGGAAGTAAAAATTAAAGTGGCTGAGGAGATGCAGAAGAGATGGCTTGACTTGAGCCAAATCAAAGGATGGCTGAACGGCCATAAAGGGATTCCTCAAGAGGCTCAGGAGCAGATAGCTGAGCAGATTAAGGCTCTCTTTGCTGAATATGGCCTACGTCCGGATTTAGGCCATATCGTAGTTTTGGGCGATAGGCCATATGTAACAAGAGAGGGTTTGCTCTACTATGCACGCAAAAGCGGTCAACTTCAGGGCATCAAAGTTGAGATAGTTGAGCGTCAAAAGGATTTCTGTTTAGTGAAAGCTACCGTCTTGACTAAAGACGGCGGAGAATTTGAGGCCTATGGAGATGCCTCTACGAGCAACACCAACAGGATGGTTAGCCCTCACCTTATCAGGATGGCTGAAACGAGGGCTATAAATAGAGCTCTTAGGGAGGCCTTCCCAATAGGTTTATGTAGCTACGAGGAACTTGGAGAGGCTGATATAGATATATCGGTAGAACCTGCTACAGGTGAACCGAATCCTACCCCTTCATCTTCCTCTTCGCCTGCTAAAGCTTCAAACGGAGGGGTTAGTAAAAAACAAATAGGTTTCATGAAGAAGCTCCTTAAAGAGGTTTTCGGAGAGAATGCAGAGGAAGAGGGCAAAAGGATGATTGCTGTTTATGGCAAATCCTCCTCAAAGGAGCTTACCTCTAAGGAGGCATCGGAGATTATTGATACGCTTAAAAAGTTAAAGGAAAATAAGGAGAAAAAGGAAGAAGGAGGAGAGCATGACTACGATTTTGAATAGCTTGGACTAGATTTATTTTTGTAGAGAACTAAAATAATTAAGTCCATAATTCCAGCTCCTTTTCAGTTAGAGGTTTGGATTTCAAGGAGGGCCCCCACCCTCCTTGAACCTCTAATTTTAGAACCATTAAAAACAAAGGAGGGAGACTATGCAAAGTCTTATTCAAGATAGAAAAAAAGTAGTTTTGCGATTTATCAGGGATATACTTGGAGTAGCCCCAAGCTCCCCTCAAATTTACGAGAGATATCTCCTTGAAAAGCTCAATAAGGAGATAGACAAGATAGAGCGGAAGCTGGGGAAAAAGAGTTTAAGAGAAGAGGAAAGGGCAATACTTGAGAATCAGTTAAGGAGCTTACAGGATGAGTTAGCGAATCTTCCTGAAGTCATAGAGAACACGGAGAAAGCTACTCAGTTTTACAGAGCTCCTTATGGGAAGTATGAAGTCCCAGTAATCCGAGCCCATCAAGTTCAGGGCTTTTTCAAAGAGGCGGGCAACAACTTCAAGGATGTCTTTAAAATTAAGGCTCTAAGAGACAAAATAAGCAAGTATGTCCGAGTTCAACCTATAAATATATTCATTTACGATGAGGAAATACGAGAGGATAACCTAGTTGATGAGCCCGATGGATTCCTTGAGCGTCCCATACAAGCCATGACCCTACAAGGGCCCAGAGTGTCAATAGCGAAATCGGAGGTTATCTATTCAAGCGAAGAGAAAGGTTTTAAGCTGATAGAGTTTGAGGTAATCCTATTTAAGAATCCTCACTTTGACTTTTCGCTACTTGAAACGCTTATGAGAGAACTAGGGCCTTACGGTGGAATAGGACGATGGAGGAATGCGGGCTACGGGGCGTTTGAGGTTGTTAAAATAGAAGATGTTAATTAATGGCGTTGCTATGCAAGACGCAGTAGTGGTGTAGCGGAGCAGAACGAGGCGTTGTAATGGCGTGGTAAAGTGAGGCTGGGTTTTGGTTAAGCTGGGCTTCGGTTAAGCACAGAGTGGCCGAGTAATGGCAAGGCTTCCTATGGCTTTGTGCCGGTATGGCTTTGCCGTGTATCGGTTAGGCCAAGTAGGGCGACGGCCGAGTAGAGCACGGTTCTGTCAAGCAGAGGCAAGGAGGAGCAAGGCAAACCCAAGTAAAGGCGGGGTTGGGCAAGGTTAGGGCACGGCCGAGCAGAGAACCGCTTCGGTAAAGGCGATGTCCAGCTTTTCTATGCACAGGCACAGCGGTGAACTGCTTAGCATCGGCACAGCAGAGAACTGCGTCAGCTAGGTACGGTAGTGTTTAGTGCGGGCATGGCCAAGCCTAGTTGCGTGTTGGGGGGGGTCTATGCCCCCTCTTCTTTAAACTACCAAAAAAAGGAGGGAGTAATGAAAAAGCTAAAGTATATTAAAAAACTTGGAGCGAAGAGCGTTTATCCTTATGAAAATCCACCCATCGGCAAGGTAGAACTCTGGGATTTTAGTAGGGCTAACGAAAACGACGAGGCAAGGAAAGAGGCCGTTTGCCTTGTGGCCTCTATTAGCTATGGGAATGGATTTTGCAAAGACCCAGAGAGGTTATGGAACTTGCTTATAGAAAAGGGACATGAGAGTCCATTTGAGTTTGTAAGGGAACCTGAATTTGAGCTTAAGCAAAATTTAAGAAATACAGATTTTATGACGGACAGTAGCTTTTCTGTTTATGTTTATGGAAGAGAAACAAAGAGAATAAAAGAAGATAGACTGGAAAGAAGGAGGAGAAGAGTTGCCACCTTCAAGCTCAAGGTCCCCATCTTTGTCGCCCGCCAAATCCAAAGGCATAGGGCTTTTAGCTATATGGAAATGAGCAGGCGATATGTAAAGGGAGAGAAGGTGAAATTTGAGTTTTGGAAGCCAAAAGATTTTTCTGAGCCCTTACTTGCTTTTCACGGTATTGCCCCACACCTAGATGAGGAAGATCAATGCGATTTGTTTGAGCACAGCGAAGCACTTTACGAATATTTACTTGAAGAAACGTTCACAAGACCCGAACAAGCCCGTGCATTTTTACCGTTAGGCCTCTATACCCAATTCTGGATGCAGGGCGACTATAAGGCTTGGCTGAATTTCTTTATCCACCGTTTACATCCAGAAGCACAGGAAGAGACCCGTTTGGTTGCTCAATCAATGTGGGAGCTCCTCAAGGAACATCAGCCTGAGATTATAGAAACGATGGCTGATTACCTTAAAAAGTGGATAAGAGACTGCAACCCGATGTTTAGAGTAGCGAGAGAGAAGAAAGCCGAGTGGTTTAGAGAAAACTTTTTAGGAGGTGAGCAATGAGGTTGATTCTAAATGCTTGGAAGAAAAGACTAATTAGAAACGATTTGTTTGCTAAGAGCCCTTATTGCTATTATAAAGACAATAAGGGAATCATGAGGTTGGCATTTCTTAGTGTCCCTCAATATAAAAGAAGGTGGTTTAACACCTTATTTGACTATTGGCATAAAAAGGAAAATGGGGAAGAGATTTATCTTCTTTATTTTAGGAGGTGAGTAATGAAAATATACAGACAGCCAATTTGGGAAGAAGCAAGAACAATAGTTGAGTTATTGAGCCAACACCATATCAACAAAAGCGAAGCAATTGAACGTATTTTATTTGCAATTGCAGAAGCTACAGAAGAGGAGAGAAAGATAATTAAGGATTGTAATGCGAGTTATCAAGAAATAAAAATAAAACTTGATTTAGGGTGTTAGCAAGATAGAAGCCGATTTTCCAGAGTTTGTAAAAGCTCGTTTTCCAGCTGTTTACGACAAGTGGATAAAATGAGTACTTGTTGGATTATTTGATTAGGATGTTTGTAGAGAGTTGACCTACGGAAGCCCAGTTTAGGAGGTTGGTTGTGGATTTCAATATTTATGAGTTGTTATATACAATAGGTATAATAGCTGGGATGATTAGTTTTATTGGTGGGTTGTTCTCAGATTCATGCAAGACTACTGGAGTATTTATAATTACTCTCCTTTTATCTGCAATGCTAATGATATATGGAGGGCATTCTAAACCATAGACTTAAACAAAAATTAGTGAACGACTATATAGCAACGCACAACTTGAATAGGTGCGAAGTGTTAAAAGAGTTGTCAAAGTTTGATAAAAACGATTGGCTAGATGTTTATTATAGGGAATGCATTAAAGGAGGTGAGCAATGAAATTAGTCAAAATGGCGTTTTGTTTAATAGAAATCTTTGCACTAATTATTACATCTCCTTTGTTTATTATTGTTAATGGTGATTATAGGGAGGTAAAATCTCAGGAGGTAAACAATGGGACACTCTAAAGACAAAGACTTGGAAGCGATTAAAGCGTTTGAGGAGTACATTGAGGCTTTCCGTAAGCGTTTAGTTAAATCCTCCGCCCTCCAAAAACAGGAGGGCGGTAATCACTACAAGGACTTCGTTATACAACCCATTGAGTTTATCTATAAGAACAATTTAGGCTTTTGCGAGGGGAATATAATTAAGTATGTGTGCAGGCATAGGAAAAAGAATGGAATTGAGGATTTAAGGAAGGCCAAGCATTACTTGGAGATTTTGGCTGAACTTGAATACGGGGTGAAGTTATGATTGAGAAGGTTGTTTTTGTGAGTGTGAGCGGAGGTAAGGACTCTACTCTTTGTCTTGCTCTTGCCCTTGAGGAGTATAAAGAAACTAGTGTTCCCATTGTTGCCGTTTTTGCAGACACTAACTGGGAACACCCGTTAACTTATCAATACCTTGATGAGCTTGAGGAATTTTTTGGGATTAGAATTTATAGAGTTGGCTATGAAGGTGGTTTACCTGCTTTACTCAAAAAACTCAAAATCTTTCCCTCCCCACGCCGACGGTTTTGCACGAGCGAGTGCAAAACCGTCCCAACTTACCGTTTTTATGAACAACTCTATTTTCACTTTCCTTTTAGGGTTGCTGAAGTCTGGTATGGACTTCGCCGAGACGAAAGTGTAGCAAGAAGGAAGATAGAAGACTGGGAGCTCCCGGCTGGTTCAAAAACTCGTTTTGGAGAGAGATTCCCCTTTGCTATCCATTTTCGCTATCCAATAAAAAACCTTACCAAAGAGCAGGTCTTTCGGGAGCTTAAAAGAAGAGGGATACCCCTAAACCCACTCTACTTAATGGGATATAGTAGAGTGGGTTGTTATCCGTGTTTCTTGTCTCAAAAAGATATAAAACAAGTGATTTTGTCAGCTCTGAAGGGCGATGAGGTTGCTCAAGAAAGAGTTTCTCAGCTCATTTGCTGGGAAAGGGATTATGGAAAAACAGTAAACATAGATACTTCTATTCGTGTGCTTATAGAAAAAGCAAAGAGGGAATATGAACAAACATCCAAAATGCTAACCCTTCCTTTTGAGGGGGTATAAATGGAGGAGGTAGAGAGCTTTAAACCAGAGGCTTTAAAGAAATTTAGTTTTCAATTCTTTGGAAGTAGAGAGACTGCTAGAGAGCTAAAGAGGACGTTATGGAAAGCAATTAAGGGCGGGCTTGAGTTTCCGCCCTTTAGAGTTGACGCTTACGCTGGAGAGATTTGGCTTATTCTATACGACGAGGTTGACGAGGAAAAACTTAGCCAAGTCTTAAGCTCAGTCAAGTTTAAGGAAAAGCCCAAGTCAAAACCTAAGCCTAAACCTAAGCCTAAACCTAAGCCCAAACCTAAAGCTAAACCCAAGACCAAAAAACCTAAAAAGGAGGTGCGGGATGAAAGAAGGGCTGGTGGTATCAAAAAAAGACCTCGTAAGATTCGGTTCACTCTTGAGCTCAGCTAAGAGTCTAATTAGGCTTAAGATTCTGCTTTACCTATACCAACACGAGACTTTTAAGAGAATAGAAACAGTAGAAAGGGATTTAAAGTATGGGAGCGACAGAATCGCCGAAGCCATCAGAGGGCTTGAAAAATGGGGTTTAGTTAGGCGTAGGGAAATGTTTGTAGAGCTTACAAACTTAGGCGAGGTTATGGCCAAAAGCATATTAAACATCATTTCAGAAATGAAGAGGGAGTAAATCCCTCTTCATAACCCCATTAGCTTAATAATATACCTAATAACAATTACTTGGATAATGCCTGCAATTGTTAAGCCTGCATAAACAATTCTTTCAACTTTCCTAAGCCTTTCCTCTAAATCCTTCATGCTTGAAACATGTCTTTCGTGTTCAGCCTTCATATTTCCCATTTCCTCCTTCATTCCTTTAATTTCTATCTTGATTTCCTTCACAGCTCCGTGAATCTCTAGAAGTAGCTTCTCAATGTCAAACGGCATTTCCCTACTCCTTTTTTGTTTTTATCGTTTGAGCAAGCATAGGGATAGTCTTTTCTGCACTTCTCCCGATTATGTAGCCCCCTATCCCCAGTTTTAAGAGAGCCCACATATCGGGAGGAATAGGTAAGTATTTTAGCGAAAAGAGAGGGGCAATGATGTAGTTGTGGGCTATGATATAAACAAATACGAGCATCGTTATTGGTCTCCAGTTTCGCTGAAGCCAACTATGTCCGGTAGCCTCAGCTATGATTATTTCTTTTTGCGACTCTAGTTCCTGTTCAATCCTAGAGTATTCCTTAGACAAAAGCTCGTTGGTAAGCTCAGCCTTTATCTTATTAGCTAAATCCCTATCTTCCACCTTTTTATCTATAACATCAGCAACCTTATTAATTATCGTCGCTACTATCGGTAGCCAAACCATTAAACACCTCTATAATCAGGGTGAATTTCCCCTGTTTCCATCATGTAAGCTAGCCTTTCAGCCCTCTTACCTACCTGCTTAGCCCACTTAGAGTTGAGCATCTCGTAGCTTGCTTTCTTAAAGTCTTTCTCTTTAACAGCCTGAATAAACTTCTTAAAAGTAAGGAATCTGGGTTTTCCTAAATTGAAGAGCATATCAATAATAACAGCTTGCCTTACCTCATCTAAAGAAAGCCAAACGGTTGAGCCGAAAATCTTTGAGGCTTCTCTTATGGCTCTCTGGATGTCGTTTTCAAGTAAGTAAAGAGCCTCTTCCTTAGAAATCCCTACATCATCAAGGTTTCTGCCTACCCCGATGGTAAGCTTGCCTACCGTATCCCTGTAAGGTTTCAGCCTCAATCCCTCGTCTGTTATGAGCATCTTCTTAACCAATTCCACTTTTATCCCCCTATTGAAACTCCCGAATATTCAAACCTTAAAAGAGGTGATTTTAAAAAAAGTCTAGGACTAACCTCTGCTGGGTGAGTGTTCTTTAGGAGCTCTACTCCAGCCTGCTTAAAAGCCGTAAAAACAAGCTCTGAACAGAACCACCGATTTTTTCTTTCCAGCTTCCGACTGCGGAGAGGAAAACCCAGAATGCCAAGCCAATCGTAAGGCTTACCTATTTGCTCTTTCAAGAAGCTCTCTATCTTTTCTTTTTGGCTTGGGCTAACATCAACGGAATAAACACTGAATTCTGTTCCCGGAGTGTGGACTTCCGAGAACCAACCTTTTCTAACCCCGTTCCACCAAGCCTCTATTACTACTGGGTCGTTGCAGTCTGCTATATCTAAGCAGTAGGCTATATGGGTGTAAGGAAATCCCCATTGCCACCAGCGAATTATTCTAGATGTAGGGCTTATACCTTTAGAAGCTAAGACATAAGCCTTCATTTTAGTTCTCCCTCAATAAGTCCCTGTATTCCTGTATTAGCTCCTTAATCTCTTTCCTATACTCCTCAGGACTTATTTTACCTTTAGCTCTCAAAGCTCTAACCCTGTTGATTTTCTTTCTGATATCCAAGAGCTTTTCCTTCTTTGAGATGGCCTTAAAGGTTCTTAGCTCCTGAGTTGTGTATTCGTAAGTCGGAAAGCCGAATGCACGAGGAAGTATAGGGTGGCGTGTTCTCTGTAAATTCATTAAATTGGTAATTAGTCCGGGCATTATTGTCTGTTGCAGTATATACCATAGAACACTTGTAGCCACCTTACCTATGTATTTCGGATGCAGGCGAGAGGCTAAATAAGCGTCTGCTGGGTCGTATATATGCCTTCCAAACCTATCTTTATTGGCAAAGACCTGATAAAGCGTATAGGTAGGTAAGCCGAATGCTCCAATGTCTTTTAGAGCCTCTCCTCCTTTAAAGTGAACTAAATCGTCAACCGTATCAACTAACCAGCCCTGAGGTATAACATAACTTAACGGAATGTAATACCACCTTTTGCCGTCGTTGCTCCAGACAAGAGTCTGTTTTTCAGGTAGCCATTCAGGTTTATTCTTAAACGCCTCCTCTACCTTTTCTTTCCCGAACTTCTCCTCTAGTTTTTTCTTTACTGCGTGAATAACGAGGTAAGGGAAAGCGAGGGTTAGCGTAGTCTGAACGGGCCTCTTTGTGAGAGAGTAAACTAGTTGACTCCAAGATTTTTGCATGTATGTAGGGAATAGAGGAGCAAAGAGCTTCAAAGCCCCTCCGATGCCTACATTAGGGTCTCTCATAGCCCTAACTAGAACGCCAACAAGCGAGTAATCATAGTGAGCGTCTTGGGCTGTTTTAATCGCATCGGTTATGCCTTTCTTTTCCCTTTCAAGGGCATAAATAAAGCGTGCGAGCTTCCAAGTGTCGTCAATAGCTGAGTAAAACTTTATTAGAGCTTCAGCAGGCTTAGACTGGTAGATTTCAGTTAGTTTTTTGAGATATTTATTTTTACTTGTGTTGTGAAGCTCCCTGATAACCCTTGCGACTTCCTCATCTGTGAAATTAGTATGAAAAAGCCCTCTTTCCTTAGCTAGCTTATAGTAGCGTCCGTTAGTAGCTATCTCCCTCAAAGCCTTGCTGAAGTAAGTAAGAGGCCTGTTAGCTCCGCTGTAATAATACTGGAATATGTTAGAGGTAAAGTTTCTAGGGACGGCGAACGGGTTAAGAGGCACTTTAGCAGTCTTAAACATAGCAGTCCAGACGGTCATCGTTTTGTCAAAAGCACTAACTAACCCGTCTGAGTCATCTGTTAGCCTCATAAATCCTTTCAGCCAACCCGCAAACTTTCTATTAACGGGAAGTCCAGACAATACCCCATATCTGAGCTTATCCTTATCCCCTAAGCTAATCCAACCTTCTCTTTCTAGTGCTTTTTTGTTTGCCTCTATTAGCTTTATCTTACTATTAGCTTCCTTAGCTAAACTTCTCAGGGTTTTAGTATCTACCCCTTCAGCCTGAAGCCATTTAATTAGCCTGTTTTTGACAAAGTAGGGAGAAGCCTCTTCAGGGAGTTTCGGGAACTTAGCCCTTATCTCTTCTGGAATCTTAACAACAAAACGCCTATCAACTATTTCAGGGATTTTGATTAAGTCCCTGAACCAGTAATCAAGCCCTACCGTTTTAGCTGATTTTGCTATTGTGTCCAGTATAGCAATAGGAGCGTCCTCTACATAACCTAGCTTTTCCCTCTTTTCTTTCGGTAGGGCCATTATGTTCTCTATCTTACGTCCGCTCTTAATTTCGGCCTGCTTGAAGCGTGAAAGGGCGTCAAGCCCTACCTTCTCGTCAATCTGATAAAGCCTAGAAAGGTAGCGTCCCTTCCACTTGTTATACTGGTGTTTAGTGATGTATCCTCTTTCGTAGAGCTCCTTTGAGAGGGCGTCTATGTGATTGCCTACCTCATCAAGCTTTTCGGCTATCTTTCTAAGCTCAGGCTCTTTTTGAGATGCTAGCTTTACCTTTTGCCTGAATTCTGGGCTTTCTAGGTATTCAATAATGAAGCCGTGAGAGACCTTATCTCCTACCCATTTTCTAATGGCGTCAACATATCTATGCCCTCTTTCAGTATTACTTGCGAAAACAGGCCTAGCTTTATCGTAAAGGCTGTAAACGATATTATCGGCTGTTTCCTCTTTTAAAAACCCCAGTCCGTATTTATCAGCACCTAGATACTTTCTAAACAGTTGGCGTATGCTGTAAAAGAGTTTATTATCGCCTACTTTATTATCAATAGCCCTTATTACATCGTGAACGGCATCAAAGGCTTTAAATGGGTCAATACCTGAGTGGAGGGTTGTTCCCCCTCGTCCTTCTTTTTTCAAGAGCTTAGCGATTTTTGCGTCTCGCTGAAGAGTCTTTATGAAATCTCGTAGCTCTATATCAACCCCAGACCTAAATAATCTATCTCTTATAAGAGGCGTTTTAAGGCTTTCCGCTATTTCGCTGTATTTCTTTACAGCCCATTCTGGGTAATTGAGTTCTTTAAGTAAACGCAGAATTTTGTTCTGTACTTCGGGTTTAATCCCTTCCAGTTTTGGAAGTTCTATATTCCTATTAGGAGCTTCAATATTCTTTTTTATACCTAATACATAATTAACTACATTGTCATCGCCATAATAAGCCAAATTAAGAAACTCATCATTACTTAGCGCTTTTTTAGCAATATTAAGCGCTTTTTGCTTATTGAGGGAAAGTTTTTTAGCATCAGCTTTATCTAAAGGTTCAAGTTTGTTTTCTTTAAGACTCTCTAACCCCAGTTTCCTTATTATCCTATCTGCAAGTTCTGTTTTGTCATTCTTTCTTAAAATCTCCCTTATCTCATCAGGAGTAAGCTCATTAGGAGGCTTTACTTCAGGAAGAGCATTTTTTAGGAAACTAGGAGGTTCGCTCCCCTCATAAACCCATTGCTCCCCATCCCATTTGAAACCCTCTTTCTTTAGCTCCTCTTTAATAGGATAGCTCCCTCGTTTGGCATAGACAAAAACCTGCTGTTTTTCGGGAGTTTTTCTGATTGACACTTCTATATCAGCCCCTTTATACTTACCCTCAAAATCCACCCAGCGGGCCTTGTTCTTTGCATAAATACTTTCGCCCTTATATTTAAGCTCTAAATCAGGGGTTTTAATAGACTCAGGTAGTAAGTTAGGTTTAGATAACGAAGGCTCTAGAAAGCTTTTATTTTTTTCTAAAATCTCCTTAACTCTAGCTTTCTCATCTACCTCAGGTTTAATGTCCGAAATATCATCAACCTCATTGGTAATAACATCTTTTGGAGGCTCTTTTTCTCTAACCTTCTGAGTTATCTCCTTTACCTTTTGTTCCCAGAGTTCTTTGTCTTTCTGGAGTTTGCTAACTATCTTTTCTCTCAGTTCCTCTTTTGTAGGCTGTGCAGGTCTAATATCATCAATAGGCTCTGTTATATCTTCCGTAATCTTCGAAGGCTCTTTCTCCCTAACCTTAGAAACAACCTGCTCCTTAAACCTTTCCCATTCTTTTTTCTTAATATCGTCAACTTGCTTTAACCCTTTCGCTATAAACTCAGCTTTATTTTTCCTATATTCCTCTTTAAGCGTTCTAGCTACCTTAAGACCTTCGGCTATGGCTTTTGCCTTATCCTTATCTCCAGACTTAACAGCCTCTTTGTAAGCTGTTTTAATCTCCTGCTCTACTCCATCTATTAGCTTATCTACATCGTCAATAGTAACGGTCTTTTTACTCCCGATTTCAGCTACAGTCTTTTTAGCTAACCTATTCTTTAGACCATCTACCACTTCTTTTGGGAGTTTGTTAGTTAACTTATCTGCAAAGTGCCCAACAATAAAACTAAAGGCTACATCAGCGGGGATCTTAACTACATCAGGAAGCCTATTCCTAACCGTGTTCTCATAAGCAGTAAAAGCCTCTCCAAGTATCGGCTCAGAAGCTAAGGCTGATACTGCACCCTTTACTATTCCTTTAACTCCTCCTGATGCTCCACCGAAAGCACCACCTACAACCGCAGTCTCAGGCTGTATATTAGACTCTACTACTCCTCCAGCTCCAGCAAACTTGCTGATTATTTGCTTATAATAAGGCCTTAGGCTGGGAGTGTTTTTCACCATGTCGTCTAAAAACATTAAGAGCTGGTCGCCGTGTAGTGTTTGAACCTTCTCTTTTATCTTAGGAGCATAAGGCTTGAGTTCAGGGACTTTCTCTGTTGCCTCTAGGAGAAATTGTTTTAAGCTATCTTGAGTGTCTTTAACCTGCTTGCCTTCATCAAATATATCTAAAATACCCATTCTATTCCCCTAAGATTCCCCAATTTTTAAGAAAGGCTTTAGTTTCGTCTGGAGTTGAAAGGTTTAAAGATTGGCTCTTTTGAGCATTCTCAATACCGAGCTGTTTATTTGTTAACAGTTTTCTTTGTTCATAAAGCCATTCTAACCTTTTAGCATCCTCAATAGCCTCAGGGCCTCCAGTCTGAGCAATTAAGTTAACGATATTCTGAACCGCTTTAGGGTCATCACTTCCTAAGAGCATCATACTATCAAGCCGATACTTCTTCATCAGTTTGTTAATCTCACCATCCACCGCCTTAATCTTTTTCTCAAGCTCGTTGTTTTGTCGTTGTGTTTTCTGCTTTTGTATCTCGTTGCGTTCTTTTTGAATCTTAAGGTTCTCCATCTTATACCACTTATCTAAGGCTAATTCTTTTGTCTCTTTGAACCTACGCCAATTAAACTTTTTAACCTCAAGCCCGTATTTCTTTTTGGCTAGCTTCAGTTTCTCCCTTGTCTCTGGAGAAAGGCCGACAACAAACTCTTGAGGGATGATGCTCTTTATCTGTTTCCCGTCGTTAATAATAAGAAGAGGAACTTTGCGGTCTCCTAAGTCTAGAACCTGAAACTTCTCTAACTTTGGTTCTGGAGGTTTAGGGGGAGAAGGAAGCCTTCCTGTTAAAACAAAGATAGACCTAGCGTAAGGAGTAAGTTCCCCATAAACCTTATCAAAAGGCCCTTTCCAGTCTTGGGTCATATCAAGGTAAGCACCGAAAGTTTTGGGTTTAACGCTTGATAACAGGCCTATATTATCGCTGGGAACATAACCCAGCTCACTCTCAGCTATACTTCCGAAATCAGAAGCGTTTAGTCCATATTTATCGGGATTAAGAATAGGACGGTTATCTGTGTAGGTTGGAGAGTTGAGCCTATCAAACCATTGGGCCCTTCTCCGAAGTTCAGCATTCGCAAGCTCTTGCTCTATTTCAGCCTGTTTTCTCATTCTATCAATAGCTAACTTATTCTGAAGCTCCATCATCTTCTTTTTATAAGCCTCCTCTAGTCCTGAAAGGAGGCCTCTAGTAAACATATCGGACCATATAGCCTCTCTTGACTGCAAAATCATCCTATCATCCCCCAAATCTTATTACCTAACTTACCTCCTAAGGCATTCCCAGCTCCAGCCAATACAGAACCTAAGAGGCCTCCCGAACCGCTTATCCCTATCGGCGTAGCTTGAACTCCGTAGCGTGCTAAATCTTCTTTTAAGAACATGTTAAGAGGAGTAAGGTATCCGACCTCATACTCCACAGAAGCGGGCTTTAAGGCTGTAAGTGCCGTATTTCCTATTAGACTATATAAATCAGCTTGCTTACCTATCAAGTTTGCCGTCTGTTCAGCTAGAGCTTGCCCTAGAGCAAGACCTTTAAGGTAGTCTTGTCTATTTCTTAGAGCAGAACGCTGAAGGCCATAAGCGGGAATTTCCCCAAAAGGAGTTTTAATAATAGGAGCTTCTGGGATGCTTTTAAGGTAATTAATATCAGGGAGTAAGCTCTTAGAATAACTTGCTAAATTCTGGTGTTCAGGGACTAAGTTCTGGAGAGAGCCGACCAAAGAACCTAAAAGCCCTTCTGTTTGTTTTAACTTATTTAAATAGTCATCTTTATAAGAAAGTAACTTTTCTGGGGGGAAGGAATATCCCACTATATTATTCTGGTCGTCTGTTATTATACTTCCTCCAAGTGCTGGAGCAAAAACATGAGCGTAAAAGCTACTCAATAAATCATCTCTTGGTAAGACCATTTTTTTGGGGTCTGGATATTTTACTTTAGGAGAAGAACCGAATAGGAGCTTCTTAGCCCCCTTAGCTATACCGCCCATCTTATTCAACCTCCTTTTCTAACACATAGCCAACCACCTTATAATTATACTTTCTCACAAAACCTTCAGGCCTTCGCCTAGTTGCGAACCTTATCTTTTTAGCTCCTATTTCCTTTGCAAGAGAGTTAATGAACTTATCCATCTTTTTGCCGTTTCCTTTCGTCGCGTAAACATGCAGGAGACCTAAAACATCACCGTCAACTTCATAAATAATGAAGCCGTAGGGAAGCAAAAGAAGATTCCCGTCTAAAAGCTCCGTGTCTCCGCTTTTCCTGAGGTAATCTTCAAGCCACTCTTTAGGTATCATCTAAATCCCCATTAGTGAGCTTAGAAAGCCAATAGCTGGTGCAGGATTGTAAGAATAATTCAAGGAGTTTCTGGTAGAACTTGCTACATTTGAGGAATATGCAGAGGAAGTTCCTCTACTTATTCTCGACAACCCTCCATAAATTTCAGCAAGACGGCCCAGTAATCCGAGCGTCCTTGACGGATATTCAAGCGATTTTCGTATCCTCTCCATCTCAAGTTGGCTTTCTAAATTAGCTAAATTCTGTAAATAGCCACTTGAAATCCCAGCTAAAGTTTTGCTGGCCACAGAACTATCAAGTATTCCTCTATTAGCAAGTGCATTTATATTTTTCCTGAAAAGCCCAGCAATTACGGGGCGATAATTACTAATCCAATTTTGAACGGCAAGGCTATTAAGTCTCGCA